ATGTTGAAGAATTTGCTGCATTCCCATCACACCCATCAAAAGGATCACTTAAGAATGTGATTGGTCAATCAAAGGGGTCGTGGTTAGTAATGGGGTCATTTAAAAAAGCATTTGTTGTTTATACAGGAACAGGTGGATCTGTAAATAATAAAGACGCTGAGGATGTGTTTACAAATCCTACAGCATATAACCTTATAGAAGTTAATGAGTGGGGAAAACCTACGAGCTTATTTATACCTACATTCCTTAAGTACGCTGGTACTTGGGAAAAGACTGGTACGCCAGATGTAAAACTTGCGCTAGAACGCGTGCATAAGAATAGAGAAGGACTTGAGTCAGACCCTGTAGCATACCTTAAAGAATTACAGGAATTCCCTATAACTCTTGATGAGGTATTTATAGTGCACGGTACTAATATATTTAATCAGGACAAGATTTCTGAGATGATAGCTAAAGCTAAAATGGCTAGAGAGACACCTTACGATATCGGTAAACTTGAGTATGTGTTAGATGGTGCTGGTAATGTTAAGGATGTAAAATTTGTTAAAGACCCTACTGGTGATATAGTAATTATAGAGCACCCGCATAAAGAACCTAATGGTAAGATACTCAATAACTTATATGTGTCTGGGCTAGATAGTATTGATCAGGGTAAAATGGATTCTCTTGTAGATGGATCTAAATTAGCGATGGTTGTTAAGAAAAGAATATCTGGAAGCATGTTCACACAGACAAGTAATTTGTATGTAGCTTTTTATAATAAAAGATCTGAACAGGTTAGGTGGGATTATGAGAATGCGCTTAAGCTTAGTATGTATTACAATTCTAGAATAAATCTGGAATACACAAAAATTAATATTATATCTCACTTTAGAGAGAGAGGGCAGTTTTGGAGATTCTTGCAGAGACCGTCGATTGCGATTGGGGCAAATGTTAGTGGAGCCAAGGCAAGTCAGCTTATAGGATCTCCTGCTACGGCACATGTTATTGCTCACCAAGATCAGAAACTAGCTGATTATATAGATGATTATTATTACCAGTTAGTATACCTTCCTGTGTTAGAGCAACTTAGAGACTACTCAATGGAGGCGAGAACTAAGTTTGACTTCGTGGTTGCGATGGGACTTGCTGAACTTGCTGATGAGGACTTCCTTGGGAAGCCTGCAACTGCTGGAGGTGCCGCTACTGAGGACATAACTGATTTTGGATTCTATAGAGACAAAAGAGGAGTGAAACGTTGGGGAGAAATTCCAAAGAAATCTGATGAAATCAAATCTATAGCTGAAGAGATGATAGAGGAAGAGATAGAGGATGCTAATAATCCATTTACTTGGGTAGAAGCTAATTCATCCAGACGATAAAGTAAATTATTTTTAGTATTATAAACAAGAATTAAAGAATATAACTGTGATAGGAGATTATTTAACAATAGAACATGAGGTGCACCTGTCTGAAAAGCAAAAGCTTACTGATAAGTATTTTGAAGATATGGCTAGGCATTATATAATGCTCCTTAATTATGAGAGAAATAATATTACTAGTGCCAGAAACTACTACTCTAGTGTTAGAGATGAGTATGATTTCCAGTACTTGGAGGATATCTATGGAATGCAGAACCCTATTGATCTTGGTTTTACAAATATAATCAAGCCAAGGGTAGATGCGCTAGTTGGACTTAGTTTACTTAGTGAACCAGATTTCCAGACTCATTATGTTGATAAAGAGACTATTAAGAAAGTTGAGGAGAAAAAGACTGAACAACTTATAGCTGATGTCTTCAATGATATTAAGAATAGTATGGAGATCTCAAGAAAAGCTGAAGGAGAAGGAAAAGATCCTGAGAAGCAGAAAGGCGGGGTAACAGAAGATACTAAAGAATTTTTAGATAAGGTAGCTAAGAAATATAGTGAAGAATATTTATCTTCATATCAAATAGCTGCTGATCATATTATAAGATTGATTGAGACAGATGCTGAGATAGATCTTAGTAATGTTAAAAAAGAAATCGCAAAAGATTACTTTATAACTGGTGAGGCTTACGCGAGAGAAATATATAAAGGAGAAGGAAAGGACCCTAAGATTGAGGTTATCTTACCAGATTATTTCTATTCGAATAGACCTAGACTAGATAAAGACTTAAAGAGAGCCAGTGTAGTTGTATATAGAGAACGTATATCTCCTCACGAGGTACTTAAAAAATTAGGAAACAAGATTACAAAGAAGGATGCTGAAAGGCTTTTCTCATATTATGGGGCACTTAGCGGAGAGGAACTTTCCTTAAATGGCGGAGCACCAGACGCAGAACTTAACGCACCCGTTGATGATATGCACCAACTAGATACTTTTTATCTAAAAACTGGGTGGATTAATGGACCATTAAATGGGCCTGGAGGATATAAAGGGCCGCTGGTTGATCTATATCACATTGAGTGGTTGGCATCTACAAGAATACCTAATGGTAAAGGTGGTTTTGTTTATAGAGAAGATCGTTATGAATGCTACAGAGTTGGATATGATATTTATATTGGAGGACGACGTTGTGATGAGGCACCTAGAACTAAGGACGAGCCGTGGAAAACAAAGCTGTCATATAAGGGAGCTATAAATGTTTCTCGTAATGGGATCATACATTCTATGGTACACTCTATGAGAGAGTTACAGGATCTGTATGATATTATAATGTTCTTTAGAAACAATGCAGTAGCCAATTCAGGTGTTAGTGGATCACGTGTGAACACTGCCGCAATACCTAAAGCGCTTGGTAAAAAGTTTATGGATAGACTTACTAAGTGGATTACTATTAGAAAACAGGGGATTGAACTTATTGATCCTACTGAAGAGGGCGCTCAGCTATTCCAGCACTATGGGGACTTTGATGCCTCGGTTGATGGCAATACTATACAGTCCATCAATGCTATACTAGAATCTATAACAGTGCAGGCTGATATTGTAAGTGGAGTACCGCGACAGACGCTTGGTATTATAGAAGAGAGAGATGCTGTAGAAAATGTTAAGGTAGGCCTTAACCAGGTATCTATTCTAAGTCTTGAGATGTTTAGAGAAATAGACAGAGTGCTTAACAGAACTGTACAGGGAACACTAGATAATTTTAAATACGCTTATAGAAAGAAACCATTACACGGCATCTATAAAAATGGTCTCGCAATGGTTCCATTTATATTACAGCCAGACGAGTTCAGTACTACTGATTATAAGGTTACTGTTATATCTGGAGGTATAGAGAATGCCAAGCTTATGAAGATACAGGCGTTAGCTAAAGAGTTTGCTAGTATGGGAGCTGTAGATCCAGATGTACTTGTGAAGATTATAAATAACAAGTCTATTGCTGAGATCGAATATATGCTTACTAAGGCAACTGCTAAAAAGAAAGAAGAGATGCAAAGCGCAGGACAACTTGAACAACAGCTTGAAGAGGCTCAAAAACAGATCAAGCAACTTGAAGGTGAGATAAGACGTCTTGAGAATAACGCTAGTCAACAACTTGAGGGTAGATTAGAACTTGATAAAGAGAAGGTTGCTAATGAGGCTAGATTCAAAGAGAAAGAGTTGTCTCTTACTGAACAGAAAAATAGAAAAGATAACGAGTCTAAGAATAAAGAAATAGCTATTAAAGGGCAACTAGTTGATCTAGAAAGAGAACAGCTGCTATATGGCCCAGGAGATAGTAAAGAAATTAAAAACCAATAATAATGAATACAGAAAGCATTTTGGTGCAGGACACTAACGGAGATCTTGCGAATGATATATTAAAGAATGATCCAGATAAGGAGGCATTAAGTGTTTGGTTTACAAAATTTCCCGATACTGATAAGTCTATTATCAACTTTTCAGCAAATAATGTTAGGTATGATTCAATACCAAATATATCTGCTGCAACATATTTGACAAAGCTTACCTATAATGGTTCTGCTGGGTATCAAAATAAAATATTCTCGTCTGTAGTAGCGGAGGATACTGGTGTTTTCGATAAGAATAACGTACCAGTATTAACGTTTGATCCATCTAATGTTATAGATATACCAGAGATCCCTGTTTTAGAGGACGTGGTGTTAGACATTAAGATGTACAATGGGACAATAGATTTACTAAACTACGCTGACTCGCGAATGGGTTATGGTCCTCTTAGTAAGGGCAGCAGTCAGTACATAGTACAGTCCAGACGTTCATTTCCTACTCAGGTCGATACGTTACCAAACGTGTGTGGCAAGAACATCTATATAGATGGATGGTATACTTACACACAAATTATCTTCAAAGACCTTATAGAAGGAAGCGATATTATGGACGGGAATTATTATGGTAGAGATGGTATTATTTACAAGGCAAGTTGCTATGGTAAATATTATATTACATCATCTGGTGAGGGGTATGTGGTAGACAGTGGTGGAAACACTATTGAAAACTGTATGACTGTTGTGAATCAAGTTGATTATGAAGACATGTTATTCAGTCTTAATGAGACAGCCGATTTATCACCACAATCTAATTCAGTATTCTTACATTCTCAAATACTTATAACAGAGGAACTTAGAGTGGCTATTCTACAGGAGATTGTAGATATCACGTGTAAGGGAAAGAGTGGATGTGATTTTATGGATTGGCAAAAGTTGAATCTTAAACAGCTTTCTGCTGGAATAATGTTTGAGAATGGTATGTTCGAAAAGGCGCAAGTGATACTTGAGTCAGCAAGAGAGATGTGCCATGGCCTTGGATTTAATTTAAACTGTTAAGATATGTTAGTAATAGAAGACGTTTGGACAGCTATCGATAAAGGATATGAGCAAATCGCAGCACTTCAATTTGAGGTAGCTAAGAGAGCCCCTATATCTGGTGATCTGCTGGCATTTAAAAAGGAAGGACAGATTTCTATGGAGTTACTTGCATACATAGAATCATTAGAGGGCCTTAATCTAGGGCACTCAATAAAAGAAAATAAAGTAATCGAAAGGTTATACAACAATATAGTAATTTTAACAAAAGAGATATCATAATGGGATTCAAAGGATACAGAGCATTTAGAGATAATTATATAGACAATGGACTGGAAGTATCTGTTGTTCTAACTTCTGATTATAGACCAGACTTTCAGAATAGACACACAATGCAAATTTGGGATGCAGGATCTCAGACAAGCATCAATGTAGATAAATGGGTAGGGACTACTTTAATAGATAGAAGTTTACACGATATTTATATAGTAAATAATAGTAACGTGGATACGTTTCTTACTTTCTCAAGAGACTATTTACTTATAGACGAAGAGAACTTTAATACACAAGGACTTCAGACAGTTACAATAAAACCAAACGGTACTGCACACTTTTATTGCACAGCTGTTTTAAGAGGAAATAACCTTAGATTTGAGATGCGTACAGGTTCGCAAGATGATAAAAAAGACTAATTTACTTTATTTTTTGGAAAATTTAGAGTATTATGTAGATATGTTAATATAAATAAGAAGAATATGAGTTTTAAGAAATTTCAAGGAGGAGGCTTCATCGATGAGGATGAGCTTTTTTCAGACGATGCGCCGTTAGAAGGTGCACCCGAAGCAGGTGAGGGAGATGCACCTGGAACAGTAGCTGGAGAATATGCTGATCCACCAGAATCAGATCCAGATCCAGATCCAATAGATGATCCGATAGCTGATCCAGAGCCACCACCACCAGGAGATGCATTTGATGCTGATCTTGATACAGAAGGAGAACCTGATCCACCAGCAGATGTTGAATTAACTGGTATAGAGAGTTTTTTATCTGGTTACGGTATTAACGGTGGAATGATTGAATATGAGGATGGTACATCTGCTAGATTTACTGACCTTGGTGCTGCAGAGCAAGAGGAGGTTTTAAACTCTCTCGTAACAGCTGCTACACCGTCAATAGAAGAAAAGTATAATTTAGATACTGACGAAATTGACCTTATTAACTCTTTTAGAGAGAGTGGTCTAAATGATGTCGGAGAATATCTTAATAATATTGTAGATAGTAGGGTTAATTCTTACTTAACACAAAGAGATGCGGAGACGCTTGATTTTGGTTCTATTGAAAACGATGATCTTTATATCTTACATCTGAAGGATAAAAAACCAGATATGTCTAATGAGGAGATAGCCAATGAGCTTAATAAAGCTAAAGAGCTTCTTACATATGATGACACAATTGGATCAATCAGAGACTCATATGTACTTAAGCAGCGAGCTGTTAATGAAAGTAAGTACAATAATGAAGTACATGCATTCAATGCTGAGGTGGAGATGCAAAGAGAAGAGGTAGTATCACAAGTTCAAGATATTACTGATATAGCTGGAGCACAGCTGACAGACGATATTAAGGAGTATTTACTTCATGACATCGTAGAATTAAATGATAATAATGATCCTATCCTTATGGAGAAGATCTTTAGTGATCCTCAGAATATGTTTAAGGCCAATTGGTTTTTAAATTATGGTGAGGATTATATAAGTAGCTTAAATGATTATTGGAAGAAACAAGTATCGCTTGCACATAAGAAGGGGTATAGTCAAAGCATCAATGGGATGCCAGAGAATCCAACAATCATAGGAGCTGACACAAGAACACAAGGAGGTAAAGGAGCTAAGACTGGGGCACAAGTGAGAACATTTGGCGAGACAGTTACGGAAGAGGACCTTTTTGAGGATTAATTAAATATATTTATTAACGCAAAAATTTCATAATTATGAGAATTGTAGATCGTCGTTTTATCGACAAAAACATTCATTCTACTCGTACTCGCCAGCATTTTGGTACTCTTCTAGGAGAGAAGCCACATATAATGGGTCAGGTTGTTAGAATGTATCCGCGTTTGACTATCAGTAATTTAACTGAAGGGTTACGTAACGTGTACACGAACAAAAAAGCAAAAGGAGGCTTTACTCCTATTAATTCACATGCGATCCAATGGACTATTGATGTAAATTACATCAAGAAAATTCGTATCACTAAAGATGCCGTTGCTGGTATCGTTGGTACTGTAGGTCTAGAGGAAAAGTATTACAACAAGAACGAGACGTTTGCTACTGATGACGGTAAGCAATATATCGTTGTTGCTCCACCTAAATTTTTGGGGCCTAAGATTTGGGAATATAAAATCCAAAGAGTAGGTAATTCAGGAGCGTCTGTTTCAGCTACTGATGCATTCTTGAAAGCTGGTAAAAACACCAGATTCAGAAGTAATTATCATCCAGAACTTTCTGTTAGAGGATATGTTAAGTATCAATTCAACACAGAAACTCACCGTAACTTTATGAGTAAGCACAGATCATCTGACGTTCAGTCTGCTGAGTATGCTGCAGCTCAAGAATTCTACATCGAAAGAGGTACTAAGAAAAGAGGCGGAAAAACTGAGTATGAATATTACAGACTACAGAAATTAGAGAAGGACGTATTAGAGTCTTATCTATGGGCTAGAGAGAATCACTTACTTTGGGGTGAGTCTAACTATGACGCTAATGGTAAATGTACTATGCAAGATGAGAAGGGGCAAGACATTCCAATTGGTGATGGTGTAATTAAGCAGATCGAAAGATATTGTGAGAAGTTTTCTTACTCTGTACTTTCTACTCGTTGGTTAGAAGACGTTATGGCAGCAATGCGTGAGAAGTCTCCAAACTCAATTGGTAACACTTATGCTTTCGTAGTAAACGAGAGACTGTATGATCAACTAGGGCGTCTTCTTAGAGATGACTTACGTTTCATCGGTGGTGAAGCTAAGGGTGGTGAAGGACACTACTTTACAAATAAAGACGGTAAGAGAATCAAAGTTGGTGGTCATTATGACAGCTATACTTTCCAAGGAAATACTATTATTTTCATGGTAGATAAGATCTTATCTGATGAATACCCATTCTCTGGATATGGTTTCTGTATCAACATCGGTGTTGACCAAACTACTTCAGCTTCAGGTATCTCAATGTTTACAATGGAAGGTCGTGAGATGCTTTCAGGTAAGTTAAGAGGTATGGGTGGATTTACTGGTAAAGAATCTAATGTTGATCTTGCAACATCTGTTGATGGAAGTGAGTATCACTTGTTAGGATATTCTGCAGTAGTAGTATTTAATCCTTACAACGCAGCTATTATAAGAGAATCTTTCTCATAATAACTCGTAAGAACATAGGTACGGGGAGAACCTTAATCTCCCCTTTTTTTAATGTTAATATGAACTAATAAAT